TACTCCTACGGTGCAGATAGTGGAGCCTGAGCATATCAAATGGGATATGGCAAAGGAAGATGGTGCGCCAGACCCACAAGCATTCGGGAATACTCAAGATGAGATGTTTGCAGGATTCGGTGGAGGACAAGAAGGAGGTGCAGGAGGACTAGATGAGGAATCAGATAATACAAAGTATATTAAGAGCTCCTTTGATTTAATTAAATCAGGTAAAGCAGTAGATGTACCAGACAGTTACATTCGTGCTGCGGAATTAACTGAGGATACTACTAATCATTGCCTACCTCTAAACCCAGGGTGTATTGAAATTGGTCCTGGTATAGGTATGGTATCTAAAGCATTGCCTAAACCTGAACAGTTTGCTATAGTCTCAGGATTTGAACCTGGTATAGCGCAGTTTGAAAAAGATGTATTACCCTTTGCAGTCTCTGCTGGACAACAGACTGATAGCTACGTGGAGAATCAATCACATCTGTATGGTCCATTCGGTAAGACGAATTGTATAAAGACTGGGCAACCAAAACTCTACAATATTACCCGATGGTTTGATATGCCCTGTGCGTATTTAGACGTTGGTGATGATGGTGTGCAAAAGGCATTTGGATGGTTACCATATAAGTATTGTGCATCTAAGGCAAACCTAGCATCCTACAGAGTATCACTAGAGTGTGAGGGTAGGATTACAGGGTCACAGGGTGGTGATGCAATGGACTTTATCAAAGGATTGCCTAAACCATACCTGATGGAAAGAAGAGAGGCTCCAGGTAATGCTGGTAAGCGGATGTGGAACTGTAGAAGGGGAAGTATTCAAGGTAGATGCTACAGAGATCCTGGTAATAGTTCTGATATTGTCTTTGTGCCTGTAGGACTAGATGAGAATACGTGGGATTATAATAGAGATAACTTTACAGAGCTCGAGCAATTGCAAATGTGGGGTGGAAGTAATATGACCAGTAGTATGGCAGTGCAGACTTGGTTAGGTCACCCTACGGAAGGAGACCCAGCAGGTACTCCACACTCTGTAGATTATACTGCGCTCACTGTAGCAGCATGTAATAGCGGTGTGCCACCCAACGAGTGTTGGGACACTTACGTACGTGGTGTGAATGCTTCTGACGGACCACTGAAAGTATACTGTGGGTACGACAATCAGGGTAATGGTATAGCAGGAAACACATATTGTAATACTCCTGAACTATTCGATGCCTGTGTAGCACTGGATAAAGTGATGGATGCGTCCATTGCACTCAACCCAAACAGGATTCAGGGTAGTGGTACTAATGCTACGATGATGATGGGACCATATAACGGGACCATGACAGTCAGAAATAACTTAACTGGTAGTATAACTGCACTAGAAAGAGCAATTAGAAACTATGGTAATCCATATTTCGACGAATGTAGCACTGGAAAGGCATGGGTGAAGGGTAGACAGATAAATGAGGAGTTGAGATAATGGCATTTGGGTTTCTAAAACCAGTATCATCTTTAAATGGACTCCCTTGTAGTGGTCATGGACTGTGTTTACCGTCCACAGTGCACTCTGTGCAGTCTTGTGGTAGTCCTCCAATACCATATTCCATTACTATTAAGAATTTTACGTGCTGGTGGCCTCCACAACCATTGATTCCTATCTTCCCAGTGACCCCAATGAGGGCAACTGTGCTAGTAAATGGGATTCCTATCTCGGTTATGGGTGATACCTTCACTCCACATATAGCAGTATGTACTAATATTATTATCTACATCTGTCCTTGTGGTAAATCGATGTGTCCGATACCCACTCCTATCCCATGTTCTATCTTAACGATTGAAGATGCTGGTGGAGTTGGACATATGAGGACATTAATGGCAACAACTTTAACAGTATTTGCATTCAAGCGACCGATTGCAAGGATATTAGACCCTCTTGGAGTTGGATTTCCAGGATTTAGTTACCCTTGTTCATCTGTAGTTGCCTGGGGGCATGCAACTGTGCTAGCATCATAGGAGTTTAAGAGAGAAAATGGCAAAAGCGACAACTGGAGCATGGGGAACAGGGTCATATGTACCTTCACAACCCAAGAAAACACGTCAAGGAGCATCAAAAAATACAAAAATTGCTGCCACTTCACGTAATTCAGCAGGGAAAAGATATAAAGGGCAAGGAAGGTAGCTAAATAAAAGATATAGTGCTAAATATCTTAAGAAAAGTAGTGCATCATGCCAGCTTATAGGTTTAGATCTGAGAAATACGTCAGTAGAGGGTTCAAAGACTTAGCAGTTTCGTTTAAGGCTAACCCTTCTACTGGCGATTTTGGCGTGGTTAAGAATGAAAATGCTATAAAGCAGTCAGTTAGGAATCTAATCCTAACTCAATTCGGTGAAAGACCCTTTCAAGAAGAGATTGGGTCACGTGTTAACACACTTTTATTTGAACCTTGGGACCCATTTAGTGTTGATGCACTAAAAAGTGAAATATTTAACTGTCTTCAAAGACTTGAGCCACGTATTCAATGCACTAATGTGGCTGTTCGTGATGATTCTGATATAAACTCAGTCCAAATTGGTATTGATTATACTATTGTTGGCGAATCAGAGGTAAAACAAGTAGACTTTCTATTAGAAAGAGCATAACATGGCAGCTATTCCATCACAACTAACGTCATTAGACTTCTTTGAAATTAAAGAATCAATCAAATCTTACCTAAGGACTCGAAAAGAGTTTACTGGTTACGATTTTGAGGGATCTTCTGCTGCATATTTGATTGACATCCTTGCTTATAACACATATTATACTGCTTTTAACGCTAACATGGCGTTGAATGAAGCATTTCTTGAGACAGCAACGGTTAGAGACAATATTGTAAGGATAGCAAAGCAGTTAAACTACACTCCTAGGTCATTAAAAGCACCCAGGGCATGCATACAGTTACTTGCACAGACTACAACGTCACTAAATGGCACGACTTTCCCTGAATATGCGACTTTACAGAAGGGAGATGTCTTCGTTGCTGAGAATGATAGTGACAATTACACCTTTACAGTCATTAATGACATCAAAGTGCCAGTAGATACAGGCACAGGCATAGCAACTTTCGATAATGTATTGGTTTATCAAGGTAATCTACTACAATACACCTACACAGTTGACTATACTAAGTCACAAGACTTCGTAATCCCTGCTGATAACGTTGATACAGGGTTACTAACCGTAGACATTTCACCAAATGCTCAATCTTCCGAGGTTGATACTTATAATTTGGTAACAAATGCTACAGCATTGAATGCTACTTCCAGAATTTACTACTTGGAAGAGACAGATGACATGAGATACCGTCTTTTATTTGGAGATGGAGTCTTAGGAAGGAAATTAGTTGATGGAGAATTCATTACAATCAATTATGTGACCACTTATGGTGTCCAAGCAAACGGTTGTAAGAATTTTGACTACATCGGCAACATTATTGACAGTGATTACAGGGTAGTTGCACCTTCTAAGATCACGATTATCACAAAAGACGCATCCCAAGACGGTGAGGAGCGTGAAACAGGTCTCTCAATCAAGTTTAGGGCACCTAGAGCGTATGCAACCCAGAATAGGGCAGTTACTGAGAATGATTACGAGCATATTGTCTCGGAAATCTATCCTCAAGCGGCATCTGTGACTGCTTATGGTGGTGAGAAGTTATCTCCACCGATTTATGGCAAAGTTTACGTCGCAATTCGACCAAAAACAGGAAACAAGCTAAACGCTAGCACAAAACAGAAGATTAAAAACGATTTGAAGAAGTATTCAGTCGCTTCTGTTGAGCCTGTCATCATCGACCCAACAAGTTTCTACATTATACCCAAATCTTACGTTTATTACGATGGTGGAGCAACCAGTTTGACTGGATCTCAACTCGGAACTAAGGTTTTACAAGCAATTGACGAATATAACCGTAACGGCACGAATAACAGATTTGGAAATCGTGTTGATGGGTCTAAATTCGCCTCTATGATTGATAATAGCGATACCAGCATCTCTGGTAACGTTACACAAATGACTCTAGGTCAAAACTTGGATCAATTTACGTTTGGAAACGTATTTACCCAATGTTTAGACTTTGGAAACCCACTATTTGACCCTTCAGACCTTGCAGGTAGCAAAGATGGTGACTCATGTGCTCCATCCTTCTCTGTAGTCAAGTCTGGCACGTTTTATGGCACTGGGTATACAGAAGACTTAGTTAATTTGACATTAGCAGATGGAAGCACCTCTGCTGGAGTGTCAAGTCCAATAATTTCAACGAATGCAGAGAATACTGTGCTTGTTGCAGTAAATATTAGAGATGACGGTAAAGGAAATTTGATTCTTGTTACTAAGAGGGATGAAACTGAGGTAATCCTCAATCCTTCTGTAGGTACTGTTGACTATGCTAGTGGTCAGGTCTGTGTTGGACCTATCGCTATAGCAGGTACCCCTGACGACACCCTGAGACTTCCTATTCAAGTGTATCCTGCTGGTGGATCACTAACAATTCCTCCTGGAGTTGACCCAACAATCTTTAATCCAGCAGTCAATCCAATTGACTTTACAATCAACGATGTTTCAATCCCCACCTTTGATCCCAATAACTTTAGTGGTTATAATTTCGGCACGGTAGGTGGTATAAATATCATTGATTATCCCACGGATAGTTTCACCTATCCAGTCAGCGAATCTTGTTTCTAAGATAGATGCCTACGAAGAATATTAACGTCTCGGATAGGGTAGAATACCAACTACCCGATTTTATTCGGCAGGAAGACAGACAATTAGTCAATTTCTTGTTTGAGTATTATAAGTCTCAAGAGAAAACGGGTAGACCGTACGATGTCCTAAACAATCTGTTAGGATACCTAGATCTTGACCAGTATAACTCAACGGAGTTGTCTAGTAGTACACTTCTGCTGAAAGATATTGGTGTTAATGACGAAAAGATAGAAATCGAGTCAATCGATGGATTCCAAGATAAGAATGGATCCATAATGATTGATAATGAAGTCATTTACTACGAGGAAGTCTCTCGTGGACCTGATGTCATTATAACTCCAGGTATTTCATTCCCACAGTTTAATAAGAAGAAGCAACAGCTTGAAAATCCATTCATGCTGTTCGATGGCGTAGAAACAATATTCCCATTATCATTTTTAGGCACTCCAGTAGCACCACCTTCTGCTGAACACCTCATTGTGATCACTTACAATGAAATGAAGGTTCCTGGTGTTGATTATTTCATCGAAGGTACTAATGTTCGCTTTGCCGAACCACCTAGGATGCGTCAAGGTGCTGATGACTCAGAATTCACTCAACTTACATATTTGATTGGTTATTCTGACCAAACTATTAAGACCACTGATGCAATCCCTTATACAGAGTGGCAAAATACTAAGAATTATCCATTAAGGTTTGATACTGTTCCTTATACTCCAACTTCAGAGATTGGACTGATAATCAAGAAGAATAATAGATTACAAGTCCCATATGTTGACTATACAGTATTCCAAGATAGGGTTGTATTCAATAATCCTATTGGAGCAGCAGATTTAATCCATATACGCTCTGTAGAGTATGTTGCACCATCTTATGGTTCAGGTGCCACTGCAATCGCTTCTGTGGACGACTCAGGGCAGATTCAAGCACTGCTTCCTAAGAATGGTGGTAGTGGATATCGTTTAGATTTCAACCCTAAGGTTACTATCCTGTCAACCAGTGGTGGTGGGTCTACTGCTAAGTCTCTAATTGGTGGTATTAAGAATGTTATCTTAATTGACGGTGGTCAAGGTTATACATCATACAACCCACCTATTCCTGTTTGTGCTTTACCTGTAGGTGCTAACGGAACACCTGCAAAACTGGCACTAACCGTTGATGACACCACTGGAAAGATTGATAGTCTGACTATTACCAATAGTGGTAGTGGTTATGACTTCATTCCTGCTATTTCTTTCAATAACCCAGGTGGAGCAAAGATTAACCCTCCTACTATTGATGGTGAAGGTCGTGTTAACATCGGTAGCATCACTGTTGATGAGATGGGACTTGGATATAGTAATCCTCCTGTTGTTTACATTGATCCAGCACCTGTAGATGGTATTAATGCTCAAGCAATATCAAGAATTAACCAGGATGGTCAAGTATACGAGATTAACATTGTTAATCGTGGTAAAGGTTATACTTCTGTCCCTAGAGTCCAGATAATTGACCCAATTGGTGCCCAGGTGCTAGACGTAACAGTTGCATCTGGTTCAGTTACCAATATTGAGATGTTAACAGGTGGTCAGGGTTATACTGACGCTCCATCTGTCTATATCGTTGATGATCGTAAGGATGCTTACGGTGAAGTCATTGGTGGCACGGGAGCAACCGCTGCTGCAACTATTTTTAACGGTGAAATCACTGATATCAACATTACCAACTTTGGTACTGGATATTCAACTGAATTCCCACCTAAAATCTACATTGCAGAGCCTCAGAAGGCACGTGCATCGGTAGATGTAGGATTTGACGAGGTTACTGGTTTTGACATCTTAGAAGAGGGTATAGGATACTCTCCTAGCGCATTCCTAGGGTGCTCCAGAGGCGTTTCTGGTCCTGTTGCCTACGATAACCTCCATAATGAGATATATGCTGGAGAATCTGCTTTAAGGCAGTCAAATCACCTCCAGGGACAGACTGTAATCAATTTAGACTCATTATTCATCAAAGAAGTCTTCGATAAGTTTAGAAGGCAGTATTTGCCGACTATTGAGATTGATTTTACGTCAATTAACCCAGTTCAGGTAATTAAGAACATTACCGACTTCTATATCTCGAAAGGTACGAAATTAGCGACTCAATATCTCTTCAAAATCTTATTTGGCGAGAATGTTGACCTTTATTATCCAAAAGACGAAATTATCAGTCCATCCCATGCAACTTGGGTTGTAGATACGATTCTACGGGCAGAATTGATTTCTGGAGACCCTTCCAACCTTATAGATTCTGAAGTTAACCAATATGCCGATGATGTAGACAATTCTGTTAAAGCAGCGAGTGCTTTGATTGAAAATGTCATTACAATCATCGAAGGTACTGATACGATCTATGAATTAGCGATTTCCGAAGAAACCTTAACTGGAGACTTCGTAATTCCTTACAAAACCAAACTTGTAGAGCCATTATCGACTACAGGGCAAATTATTACTGTTGACTCGACAATTGGATGGCCTGAGAGAAACGGCACCATCTTTTTGGACGATA